CATATGTTTGATATTTATAAAAACGTGGATTAGAAGAACATGAACTCCCTGTGTGGAGTAACAGTAAGATCAATCACTTCGTCATCCGGGTGGCCATCCTCAACGAATCCAAAAGGCAGTAACTCATTTTCAATATCTTCATCGGTCTTATCTCTTAGTTTCATCAAAGTATTAATATCAGTTAATTCTTTAAAGTACTGCTGATCAGACATCCATCCGAATAGAACCAGACCCATTGCCAAGTCATCGTTACATCCTGGTTCCGCCTCGTACGATGTTCCTTTTCTAGAGAATCTAGAGAGCTCATAGATGGTGCTATGATCGTTTATGATTAACTGTCTCTGTTCGATAAGAAGCTTAAGTATCGAACATCCAACCGCCTTGACGGTCTTTGTGGTTCTGATACCTTTGTCGGCTCCATTCTTTCCTCGTTTGAATCCTGCTGAAATTCTCTTACCTCTGGTTCCAGCATTTTCAGTCATAATGATATTTTCATTCTCGAAATCAAAGTATAGAGAATCAACAACCTGACCACCGATGTCGTTAATTTCCACGAGAATTGAAGCGTTATTGTACATCTTGGATATGCTATGAATCACGGAAGCGTAATCGAGTGGTGTAACCATATTATTTCGATACGTCACGGCCTGAGTGTACGGCATCGTCGTTACGTCGATAACATGGAACGCCGAGTAATCGAGACCCTTACCTCTTGATACGTCGGCCACGATAACGTAGTTATGATTGCCCTTCTTTTCCTCATAGATCGTGAGACCATCATGCGAGGCGATTGGCTTCTGTGCGACCAGAGTCTTAAGCACCGCACCTGAGATAAGAGTGCCGGATGATCCGAGCCATGCACACTCAAATTCCTGAGCGAACTTTTCGTAGTCCCAGTCCATAGCTGCAAGAGTTTCTTGGTGCCACTTTTCATCTCTTCCTGGAACTCTCTGCCAAGGAACCTCAACGTACTCATAACCATTGGTTCCTTCTTTCGCGCCCATGCAGGTCTTATAGAAGTGGTTAAGACCATTTGGAGTGGATGTGAATAGAATCTTTGTTTTCTTACCAGAAGAAATAGTTGGGAAAACGGACGCAAAGAATTCATCCCATCCCTCAACGAACGCGGCTTCGTCGATGTACAGAAGTGCGATAGACTTACCACGAATCGCCGAAGAGCTTGTAGCGGCGGCGATAACCTTGCAACCGTTCTCAAGTTCGATAGAGCCCTTGTTCCATTCCACAACACCCTGCTGTAACCAGTCAGGAAGTGACTCGTACGAGAGCTGAATACGGTCGAGAATTTCTCTAGCCGCATCGCCCTTATTGGCCAATAGCGCAACGATCTTGTGTTTGTTGAAAAGTATGTAATGAAGAATTACGCATGCGGCTGTTGTAGTCTTACCCGCCTGTCTCGAGGTAACGACCGAGACACGTCTATGGTTGGTTATCTTGTTGATAATTTCTTTTTGATAGTCATACAACTGAATCGGAATCAGACCATCATCGACGTGAACGATCTGAATATACTTCTCCGCGAAGTATATCGGATCCATAGCACACTTCATCCATTCTATTTTCTGCTCTTCGGTCCAGGCAAATTTCTTTCTGGCCTTTTTAAGTAATGGATTTCCGTTATAACCAGTGGCAACCATTATTCGTCTTCATCTTCTTTGTTCTGTCTAAGCTGGTCGATCATATCCTGGAATTCGGACGTGGATCCAACAAAGAGATTATTAGTTACCTGCTGTGGAGCATCAACACTCTTTGGCTGAAGTCTCTGTTTCTTCATCTGAATATTGGCCAGATCCATGCTTAGATCGGCATATGTCTTAATCATGCTGTTCAGAACCTCGTACGCCCTAGGATGCTGTGACTGTTGAGCGATGGATAGAATATCCTGCATTGCTTGCTGAGCAACCTCTAA